CATTGGAATATACAAGCTGTGCCAAAAGAGATGGCAAAAGATGTTTAAAAAGAAAAAGTATACAGTTATCCGTCAAGCAATATCAAAAGACCTAGCAGCTTTTGTTGCAAACTATTTTAGTATGCAAAAACAAGTTTATGATACCTGTAGAGCACAAAGATACATTTCACCTTTTGAAAACATCATAGGTCACTATGAAGGTAGAGATGAACAGATACCAGACACTTATAGTCAGTATTCTAATATAGCTATGGAAACATTAATGCTTAAATGCCAACCTAAAATGGAAGAAGTAACAGGTTTAAAATTATACCCATCTTATACCTATGCAAGAATATATAAAAAAGGTGATGTTTTAAAAAGACACAAAGATAGATTTAGTTGTGAGATATCGACTACTATGAATCTTGGTGGTGATCCTTGGCCAATATATTTAGAGCCATCTGGGGAAGTTGGTTTGAAAGGTATTAAAGTAGATTTAAAACCTGGGGATATGTTAGTTTATTCTGGTTGTGAATTAGAACATTGGCGAAATAAATTTAAAGGTAAGGAATGCGTACAAGTATTTCTTCATTATAATAATCGTAAAACACCAGGCGCTAGAGATAATATGTTTGACAAGCGTCCTCATTTAGGTCTTCCTTCTTGGTTTAAACGATGATATAATCTTTAGATGGAGGCAGGGCACCACCACATACCCCCTGTCTCCTTTTAAGGATTTATATTTATGTTTTTTGGCGGAACTTCATTTGCATCAGCACCTTTTGCAGACCCAGGATTTAATCCTAATGCATTAGCGATTGTAACAGGTAGTAGAATTAACGAATCAACAGGTACTGTTGGTATAGTTGGTAAAGCTATTATATTACCAAATGGTAGTAGATTTAATATTGGTATTGGTAATGTTCAAGTAGCCGATGTTATTGGTGTATCAGGTATTGCAACAGAGATAGCAACAGGAAGTGTTACGGTTGCAGCAGGTGCAAACATAGCTACAACTGGTAGTCCTTTTGAAATTGATACCGGTACAGCAAAAGCTATAGACGTTGTTGGTGTTACAGGTAATAGAGTTAATTTAGATACAGGAGATGTAACAACAATTGGTAAAGCAACAGTTATACCATCGGCAAGCGTTTTAGAATTAGATACTGGTACAGTTACATTTACATTTAGATATAGTGTTACAGGATCAAGAGTTAATTTATCTACAGGAACTGTTTCAACAACTGCAGCTGCAACTATATTACCTACAGGGTCAAGAGTTAATTTAGATACAGGCGATGTATCAGTTGTTGCAAAAGCAAATGTATCTATTACAGGAAGTGCAGTAGAAATAGCGATTGGAAATGCTACAACTAAAGCAAACGCAACAGCTATTGTTACAGGAAATAGACAAAATTTATCGACAGGTACAGTTACAATTCAAGCTAAAGCAAATGTAATTACAACTGGTGTAGGATTAGAAATAGCAGTACCAACTTCTATTAATATTAAACAGTGGGATGGTGTAGTACCAGGCGTCTCACAAACTTGGACAAGGATACAAACACCGTAATGTATTTTGGAGGAAGCACATTTGCCGGAGCACCATTTGCCGATCCAGGTGGAGTTAGTATATTTGTAACTGTTAGTGGACAAAGATTAAACTTTTCAGTAGGTAATGTAGTTATTGAAGGTAAATCAGTTGTTTTACCTACAGGACAAAGAGTAAATTTATCTACAGGTAATGTAGTTATTAAAATAGGTCAAACAGTAGTTTTATCTGGTAATCAAATAAACCTTGCAACTAACCCTGTAAGTGTGATATCATGGAACCCAATACCACCAGGAGTAAATCAAGTTTGGGTCCCAATAGACCCAGATAATCCGTAGGAGAAATATGGCATCAAGTACATCAACAGATTTAAAACTAGAACTAATAACCACAGGGGAAAAATCAGGAACCTGGGGTACAATTACTAATACAAATTTACAAATTTTAGAACAAGCAGCTAGTGGTTATTTATCACTTGCGGTAGGTGGAGCGGACGTTGCACTATCTTTAGCCACTCATGCAACAGCAAATGGTAAAAATTTATACTACAAACTAACAGGAACACTAACTGCTAATAGAACAGTTACAATGCCTGACGGTGCTGAAAGAGTATTTATAGTAGAAGATGCAACAGCAAGATCAGCTTCTAATTATACACTTACAGTTAAAACAGTTTCAGGAACAGGTCTTGTATTACCTGTTGGATCAACAACAGTTTTATATTCTGATGGAACAAACATTACAGGGAAATTACAGACAAAAGGGTACTACACACCCTCTGCTACTTACACTACAGTTAATGGTGATCAAGTATTAATTAATACTTCTGGAAGTGGTATTGGTACTGCAATTACAATAAACTTACCCGCATCTCCTGCAATAGGTAATGAAGTACATTTCATAGATTCAGGTAATAACTTTGCATCTAACAATTTAACAATCGGTAGAAACAGTTCTAATATTTTAGGTAGTGCTTCAGATTTAGTAGTTTCGGCTAATGGTGCTGCATTTACTTTAGTGTATGTTAATGCAACTAGAGGCTGGATTTATAAAGATAACATATAGGAGCACGGATCATGGCTCTAATTGATTTTAAAGTCCTACCAGGAATAGATAAACAAGACACCACATCTGGTGCAGAAAACAGATGGGTTGATTGTGATAACACAAGATTTAGATATGGACTACCGGAAAAAGTAAATGGTTGGTCATCATTAGTTACAGATACAATAGTAGGTGTTGCAAGACGTCAGTTTGCATTTGTAGATTTAGATGGAAATAGATACATTGCAATTGGCACAGATAAGTTTTTAATTATTTATTTTGAAGGTCAACTCTATGATATTACACCTTTAAAAACTACGTTATCTTCTTGCACTATTGCAACAACTGATAACTCTGCTGTTTGTTCTATAACAAAAGCAAGTCATGGTTTAAGTGCAGGTGATATTGTATTATTAGATAATGTAACTTTACCAGTAGGTACGGGTTATGCTAATTCTGATTTTGAAGATAAATTATTTCAAGTAACAAGTATTACAAGTTCAAGTGTGTTTACAATTACACAAAGTTCTAATGCAACAGCAACAGTTTCAACAGGTGGTAGTTTAGAAGTTAAACCTTATGAACAAGTTGGACCAGCAGAACAATCTTATGGTTATGGTTGGGGTATTGATTCATGGGGCAGTGGAGCATGGGGAGAAGCAGCTTCAGCATCAGATGTTTCTCTTGAACCTGGACTATGGTCATTAAGTAATTTTGGTCAGGTATTAGTTGCAACCATTGCAAATGGAAAAACTTTTACTTGGGATGCAGGTATTGCAGCAAGATTAACGACAAGAGCTTCAACAACCACATCTGGTTTTTCTACATCAGCTAATCCAACTGCAACAAGAATTACATTGGTTTCACCTACAACACGTCACTTAATTCATTTAGGAACAGAAACTATTATTGGTGATACAACGTCTCAAGATGATATGTTTATAAGATTCTCGGACCAAGAAGATATAAATGATTATACACCAACAGCAATTAATTCAGCTGGTACACAAAGATTGCAAGACGGAACACGGATCATGGGTTCATTAAAAGCTAAAGAAACAATTTTAGTTTGGACTGATAACGCATTATATACTATGAAATTTATTGGCTCACCTTTTACATTTGGTTTTGAACAAGTGGGTACTAACTGTGGATTGATTGGTAAAAATGCAGCTATTGAAATAGATGGAGCTGCGTTTTGGATGTCTAATAATGGTTTTTTTATGTTTGATGGTACAGTTAAATCACTACCTTGTAGTGTTGAAGATTATGTTTATGATCAAGCAGATACAACTAAAGGACAACAAATTTATGCAGGTATAAATAATTTATATACTGAAGTTGTTTGGTATTATCCTTCACAAGGTTCTGATTACAATGATCAATATGTTGTATTTAATTATGGAGAAACTATGAAAGGTGGTGTTTGGTATATAGGAACGGAAGCTAGAACTTCTTGGATTGATGCTAGTGTATATCCTAAACCATCAGCTACTAAATTTAATGATTCAGCTGTTGGTACTTTCCCGGTTATTGTAGGTGAATCTGGACTAGGTCAAACTACTTTATTTGAACATGAGGTAGGAACCGATCAAGTCAATCCTGATGGTAGTACTACAACTGTAACATCATTTATAAAATCATTTGACTTTGATTTACAAGCAAAACAACAAAATGCACAAGGTAGATCAACTGGTCCAACCATTTCAGGAGAAGTGTTTTTAGCTATGAGAAGATTTGTACCAGATTTTAAAGATTTACA